ACCCAGATGTAACACCATTAAAGCGATCACCTGAAGAGTTAGGTAAAGAGGCAGATAATAGATCTGAAAACATGTTGTTAATGAAATACCAAAAGCAAATTAATGATCGTAATATAACAGATGATGAATTGAGAGATATATTAAGTGGTCAAGGTGTTAAGGGATTTGGAGGAAGAAAAAATGCAATTGAAAAAATTATAAGTAATAGAAATACAAATTAACGTAATATGAGACAAGTATTAATTGAAACACAATTATTCTCACCCAAAGCTGTTAGCTTAACTGAAGGAACTAATCCTGGAGGTAACCTATTAGTAAAAGGTGTATTAGCTACTGTCGAAGTAAAAAACGGTAATGGTAGATATTACGCTAAAGAATTATGGGAACGTGAAATGGATCGCTACATGGAATCAATTCGTGAGAATAGAGCTTTAGGTGAATTAGACCACCCAGATTCTTCAATTATTAACTTAAAAAATGTTTCACATAATATTAAAAAATGCTGGTGGGATGGAAATAATGTAATGGGTATGATTGAAATCTTACCTACTCCATCTGGTAACATTTTAAAAGCATTAATCGATAGTGGTATTACAGTAGGTGTATCATCAAGAGGAATGGGTTCATTAGAACAAAAAGGTAATGTAATGGAAGTACAAGATGACTTTGAATTACTATGTTGGGATTTCGTTTCAACACCTTCTAATCCGGGTTCATGGATGCTACCAACTAGCTTAAATGAATCATATATTCCTAGTATAAATCAATACAGTAAAATTAATTCAATTATTACTGATATTTTATGTGCTAATGGATCATGTCCGTTATTCTAACATGAAAAATTTATTTCTAGTAATATTAATTTGTCTATCAACAGTAGTTTTTGGACAAACTAAATTAAGAGATAGTGTTAACTATCAAACTCCTAACTTCCGTATTGTTTATTCTGAAATTTTAGAACAACCTAAATGGGTTACCTACACAGTTAAATGTCCTACAGGTACTGCTTCTAGAGCAAGTATGGAATTCTACACAGACAAAAATATTAAAACATCTGATAACGAAGATTATGTTAATAATGAATGGGATAAAGGACATATTGCTCCTGCTGCTTCATTTAATTGTACTAAAGAAATGTTATACTCAACATTTACCTATATTAACTCAGCAATGCAACAACAATCACTTAATCGTGGTCCTTGGAAAACATTAGAAATATGGGAACGTGAACAAGCTAAAACTACAACAGTATCAGTATATGTTAGATTAGATTATGATAAAGTACCTAAACGTGTACCTACAAACGCGGCGATACCTAAAGGATTTTATAAAGAATTAAAAGTAGGTAATACTAAGTATTGTTATTATTTTCCTAACATCGCCCCTACATCAAAAGACTTAAATACGTTTAAGTGCAATTGTAAATAAAACATGGCTCTTCCAAAAGAAGAGCTTTTTCTTTGCACTTCTGTGCATTTTTAGAAAATCCGGACATATGTATATTAGAATATACTGCCCGCAATCGCATTTGCAGTATCTATAAATAACAATTCTATTACACTTCAAATAAGTGTATTTCCCAAACAAAATTTTAGGACAAATGAGTAAAAACAGAGATTTGCTTAAAGAAGCAATCGAAGATGCTAAAGTTGTTAAAGAAACAGCAATAGCAAGCGCAAAAGCTGCTCTTGAAGAACACTTTACTCCACAATTAAAATCTATGCTATCAGCTAAACTTGCAGAAATGGAAGAAAAGGAAGAGGCAGAAATGGACGATAATATGGAAGAAATGTATTCTAAAAAAGATGAAAACTTAATGGGCTACAAACCAGTTAAAAAAGAAGAAATTGAGTATGATCACGGTAACATCGACACAGAAGAAGGTAACCCGTTAGATGAACTTAATCTTGAAGAATTATTAGCTGAATTAGAAGAAGACATGGAAAAAGAATCCGCGTATGAAGCTAAAGAAGACGACAAAATGAAGAAAGAAGAATTAAACGAAGCAGAAGGTGAAGAAGAAGTTGAAACTGAAGAAGAAATCAACATCGAGGACATGACTGAAGAAGAGTTAAAATCATTCATTGAAGACGTAATTAAAGACATGGTTGAAGCTGGTGAATTAGAAGCTGGTGAAGGCATGGAAGACATGAAAGGTGAAGAAGGTGAAGAAATGGAAAGTGAAGAAGAAGAAATTTCAATTGATGAAATTTTAGCTGAAATCGAATTAGATGAAGCTAAAAGAAAAAAACTAATTAAATCAAAAGACGAAGACAAAAAAGACAAAGAAGACGAAGAAGACAAAAAAGAAATCAAAAAACTTAAAAATGAGTTAGAAGAAGCTATGTCTACTATTTCTACTATGAGATCTGATATCAATGAAGTTAATTTGTTAAATGCGAAATTACTTTACACTAACAAAATTTTCAAAGCTAAAAACTTAACCGAGTCACAAAAAGTAAAGGTTTTAAATGCATTTGATAAAGCATCAACAGTAAAAGAAACTAAATTAGTATTCGAAACATTATCAGAAGGATTAAAAGAAACTTCTAAATCACATGTTAATGAATCATTAAAAACTAGTTTAGCATCTAAAACAACAGGTATCATGCCAACAGCAAGAAAGCCTATTGTAGAAGTTAATGACACATTCAAAAGAATGCAAAAAATAGCAGGAATTATTAAATAAAACAATTTAAAAAAAAATTTTAAAAAAATGAGCACAATTCAATCATTATTAGAATCAGCTAGTCCTTGGAAATCACTCCAAAGTGACGCAGCTAAATTGTCTTCTAAATGGAACAAAACGGGTCTATTAGAAGGCTTAACAAATGTAGAGGCAAACAACATGTCTTTATTATTAGAAAACCAAGCTAAGCAATTAGTTATGGAACAATCAGATACAGGTGGAGGTTCATCAGCAGGTTCATTCTCTGTTGGTCAATCAGAAAACTGGGCTGGTATCGCTTTACCTTTAGTACGTAAAGTATTTGCTCAAATTGCAGCAAAAGAATTCGTTTCAGTTCAACCAATGTCAATGCCTTCAGGTCTTGTGTTCTTCTTAGATTTCCAATACGGAACAGCTAAAGATCCATTTGCAGTAGGTAGTTCATTGTATGGTAACAGAAATGCAACAGGTGAATTCCCGTTTGCAACTCCAGCACCATCAGGTGGTTTATACGGAACAGGTCGTTTCACTTACTCTACTAACCAATTCTCATCATCTGCAATCACAATTGCAACTGGTTCACTTATCGTTTCAGGTACAGCTGCTACAACTAACTTTGATTCAAATTATTCAGCTTCAGTTACTGCAGGTCAAATTAAAGCGATCACTTTAATTAGTGCTTCTACAAACATCCCTTCATTTGATATGGATGCTGTTAGAGGTTTCTTAATTTTATCAGGTTCAGCTATTACTGCTGCTAATAACTTACAACAGTTTACTACATTTGATTACACAAACAACACAATTACATTCTTTGTAAGTGCTTCTACAGCTGCAATTGCTAACGCAGGTGATTATACAATTTTGTATAACAAAGCTACTCAAATGAGCCCGTATAACGTAGGTGATTTTGAAGATTCATCATCATTCGCAGTTCCAAATGCTCAAGATAACAGTAGTATTGTTATTCCTGAAATCAACGTGAAAATGCAATCACAAGCCATCACTGCCAAAACTAAAAAATTGAAAGCAGTATGGACACCTGAATTCTCACAAGATTTAGCTGCTTACCAAAACATTGATGCTGAAGCGGAAGTAACAAACATCATGTCTGAGTATATTTCAATGGAAATTGACCTTGAAATCTTAGATATGTTGATCGAAGACGCAGCAGCAGGTACTGAATACTGGTCAACTATTAACAACAACGTTTATAACCCAGGTACAGGTACTTTCTCAACAGCTGGTTCAGCGTTCTACAACACACAAGGCCAATGGTTCCAAACTTTAGGAACTAAAATCCAAAAATTAAGCAACAAAATTCACCAATTAACTTTAAGAGGTGGTGCTAACTT